GCTCGGATCGTACTCATATTCATAGGATTTTGTTCCATCTGCTAAAAATCGGGTTTGTTTTATCTTATTTCCAGTGTTTGGGTCATACTCTGTTTCAGACCAATATGAGATAGTTCCATCGGGATTATACTGAGTTTGTTTTATCTCTTTTCCAGAGCTCGGATCGTACTCATATTCATAGGATTTGGTTCCATCTGCTAAATATCGGGTTTGTTTTATCTTATTACTAGTGTTTGGGTCATATTCTGTTTCAGCCCAATATGAGATAGTTCCATCGGGCTTATACTGAGTTTGCTTTATCTCTTTTCCAGTGTTCGGGTCATACTCCTTTTCAGTTCGAGAACCATCTTTATAGAAAAAATAACGTTTTACTTCTTTATTCCAAATTGGGAGTCCAAGCGTCGCATAGGTACTACCAACAGACCAAGAATAGCCATCATAATCTTTTGTTTTCCACTCGCATTCGCCGAATTTGATACCATCCGAAGTAAAAGCTGAGAATTTTGTAGTTTCCGGATTAGACTTATTTGGAAACTCTTCAAAAATGCAGTAGTCTCCTGAAGGATAATAAATAGTAGTTTTGTTATCCTCATAAACTTCATAATGCGTTATTGTTTCGTTAGAATTATAGAAAATAGACTTTGTTTTTTCTCCAGTGTTAGGATCAAACTCGGATTCACTCGTTTTTGTTCCATCAGCACGAAATTGTATGTGCTTAGTTCGTTTACCAGTACTCGAGTCATATTCGAAAACCTCCCACCTAGAAATGCTTCCATCGGTTTTAAATGAGGTATACTTTATCTGCTTCTCGGTGTTAGGATCATACTCCGATTCGCTTGATTTGGTACCATCTGCTCTATACCCAATACTCTTTATCTGATTTCCAGAGACAGGGTCAAACTCAAATATTGTCCATGAACTAATGCTTCCGTCTGGGCCATGGATAGTGAGTTTTATCTGTTTTCCTGTATTCGAGTCATATTCGTAGATTGTCCATAAAATAATGCTTTCATCGGTTTTATAAGAAGTGCTCTTAACCTTCTGTTCGGTGATAGAATCATACTCTATTTCAATAGATTTAGTTCCATTTGCTCTATAATTGATACTCTTAATCTTTTTTCCGGTATTTGAATCATATTCGTAAATATACCAACCAGAGATGCTTCCATCAGTGTTATACCTAGTTTTTTTTACACAATTACCAGTGTTCGGATCATATTCATCTTCATATGACTTGATGCCATCGTCATCAAAAAAGGTTCCCTGAATCGGCTTACCTGTTTCGGCATTGTATTGAATTGACTTGACCTTCTTTTCGGAGACTGGATCGAAGTAGTTTTCAATCTTCAACCCTTCAACGATTTCTGTCTCTATGACATATTCAGAGGATGGGTTATCAGGGTTATCTCCAGTATTACCCTGCTCCGATTCCGAGGGGTTGGATGGTGTTAAATCCTCATCTTTTACACTAGCTTCCGGATCGCAAGAGACAAACAATGCAATAGAAAGAATGACAAACAAAACAAGTAGAACTCTTTTCATAATAATCCTTCACAGAAAAAGGTATTTTAATTTTAGTAAAGGGCTCTGAATTAAGTCAATTCTAAAGTACAAGTATTCCCCTCTGGTCATATATTGAAGCACCACTGTCGATTCCGCATCTGATAGCTCTATCCAGCGCCATAATCGTTGCCACAGCACCGTCAATCTTCTCCGTGGACTTCTCCTTGTCGGCCTTGATGTTGCCAGCCGGGTCCGTGCGGACCGTGACATTGTCCATCATCCAGCTGAGAACAGGATGCCCGCCGTGGGCTATCTTCTGCTCCAACGTGAGCTTCATTAGCTCCTTGGTCGGCGGAGACATCGAAGCAAAGCCTTGACCGAAAGGCACTACCGTAAACCCGAGACCTTCGAGGTTCTGTACCATCTGGACCGCACCCCAACGGTCAAAGGCTATCTCCTTGATATTGAACCGCTCACCGAGTCGTTCTATGAACTTCTCAATGTAGCCATAGTGGACGACATTTCCCTCTGTGGTCTCCAGATAACCCTGCCTGTACCAGATGTCATAAGGCACATGATCCCGCCTTACCCTCAAATCCAGGTTCTCTTCGGGAATCCAGAAATACGGCAGAATCTGGTACTTGTCATCGTCTCCGACAGGAGGAAACACAAGAACGAAGGCTGTGATATCCGTGGTGGACGAAAGGTCGAGTCCTCCGTAGCACACACGCCCTTCCAGTTCCTTCTCATTTACCGCAAAGGCACATGCCTTCCACTTGTCCATAGGCATCCAGCGGACCGCCTGCTTTACCCACTGGTTCAGACGAAGTTGCCTGAAGGTATTCTCCTCAGCCGGATTCTGCTTTGCCGACTCACAGGCCGCTTCCACCTTATCCATACCGATTGTCTCCCCAAGCGAAGGATTGGCTTTCTCCCAGGTTTCGGGATCTGTCCAGTCATCAGATTCATCTGCTCCGTAGATCACCGGATAGAATGTCTTATCGAACTTGCGTCCTTCAAGGATGTCCTTGGCCTTCTGATGGATCTCATAGCAGATGCTATGTGTATCCGTACCCGCAGTAGTGATCAGGAAGAACAGCGGCTGGGTTCTGGCATCGCCTGAACCCTTGGTCATCACGTCATAAAGCCTTCTGTCCGGCTGAGTGTGAAGCTCATCGAACACCACGCCGTGGATGTTGAATCCGTGCTTGCTATAGGCTTCTGCGGAGAGAACCTGATAGAAACTGTTGGTCGGCAGGTACACGATTCTCTTGGTCGAAGCCAGGATCTTTACCCGCTGTTGCAGTCCGGGACACATACGGACCATGTCCGCAGCGACTTCGAAAACGATTGAGGCCTGCTGCCGGTCAGCGGCACATCCGTAGACCTCCGCGCGCTCCTCATGATCGCCACAGCACAGCAGAAGCGCAATAGCGGCTGCCAATTCGCTTTTACCGTTTTTCTTGGGAATTTCTACGTATGCGGTATTAAACTGCCTGTAGCCGTCCTCCTTGACGACTCCGAAAACATCCCTGATTATCTTCTCCTGCCAGGGAAGCAGGACAAAGGGCTTTCCTGCCCATATACCTTTCGTGTGCCTCAGACATCCGATGAACTGCACCGCTCTGTCGGCCTTGGCTTTGTCGTAATGGGAAGACTGCGCCATGAAAGGTGTGACCTTGTGTTTTCCCATATCCTTTCCTATAACGAAGAGAACCCGCATTTCTGCGGGTCCCCTGTGTGTTTCTGTGTTATGGCTTCAGACCATATCAGCAATAGTCCTTTCTATGCACCTCTCAAAGAATGACCGTAAGGTATCCTGTTCCATCCTGCCAGAACCTCTTTTCCTTGCATCCCGATTTCTCGGTCTCTCTGATGCACCTTGTTACAAAGGCCTTGCCGAAATACCACTCTGTCAGGCTTCTTGTCGTCTCTGCTGCGTTGGTTCTGAATCTCATGCCTTGACCGCCTTCTTGTAGATTGCCAGGGTGGATTCCAGGAAGATGATCCTCTTGAGGTTCTTCTGTACTCTTGCCTCGGCGAGGCCCTTCTCAACCCTTCTAATGTCCTGTTGTGTTATTCTTCTCTTCATGCTTCTCTTCTCCTTGCATGTACATACATCACTCTTTTGGAGAATAATAGCAAGTGTATATTGAGAAATAATTTACATTCTTTTCTAGTTTCAGCCGGCCACTTCCTTGAGTGCCTTTTCAAGCACCGCCTTATCAAATCCGAAACGATCATAACCTTCTGCGATAATATCGTAGTAGTGCTTGGTAGGCGGGACAGATGCCTTTCTACCTTTGGTCATCACATAGACCATTGCACTTACCTTCTCATCGGTATCGGTGAACGTGACCTCAAGGTTTTTCTTGATGTAGTAGAAAGGATAGCCTTCATATCTGTCCAGGTTGCGCTCATCCAGCGCATTGATCTCCCAAACCAGCACAGGAACAGTTGAGCCTTCACAAGGCTCGATGTCCGCATGGGTGCGGAACACCAGTTTCCAGTCCTTCAGGATAGCCTTTCCGACTATCTTCGCTTCAGGACATCGGAAGGCCATCTGCTCCACGGACAGGTTGGAGCCGTATGCGATGTACAGTTTTCTGCTCATTTCAGCCTCTCATACAAAGGATACATCCGATCAGGCCATCTTGCCATCGGATTCCCCGAGGATGCGGGTCTCCATACCCTCGGGGCATCCGGTGCCGTTTCAGGCGTTGCGCCATGCACTGTTGCCGTCCATGTTCTTCAGAAGAATCTCCCTTGCGGTCTTAAACTCTTCCCCGATGAACCCTAGGCGAAGCATCCAGCACCTGAATGCGTACTTCTCGTTTTCCGTCTGCTGGGGCTTTGCGCTGGCGCACCTGATTTCGTGTGCAAGGGCGCACATGGCGATGCAGAGCTGGATGAAGCTCTTCATCTCTCCTGCGTGGATTCCGCCCTTCTTGCCGTCATGCGGGTTTGCGAACTGGAAAAGCCTGAACTCGACCGTTCCGTGTCCGTGGAAAAGGCTGTGCAGGTTCAGCATGTGGTACCTGCTCTCGTTGTAATGCTGGGTTCTGCCGTACTCGGCGTGGTTTCCCCTGTACCAGCACTCCTCAAGAGTGGTCATCGAAAGCGGATTGCGTCTGTGCATCATGTTCAGGAATTCGGGGCTGACCGTCCTGCAGTACCTTCCGGTCCTGCCTGCGTCAATCCTGATTGCCCTTCCTATCTGTGTCTCATGTGAGGCCATGATGTTCACGAGGTTCTTGATCTCGTTCACGTTGAAACCGTCCTTGCGAGAAACGTGGATGTGAACTCCAGCTCCCACCGAAGGGTTGCTCACCGCTCCGGCCTTGCGGAGCCTTCTCAAAAGCTCCTGCAGTGTAGGAATATCGTCCCATCCGAGGATAGGGGTTACCAGTTCGCATTTCTCGTCTTCCGGGCCGGCGATGCTGCAGTCGCGTGAGAACTTCCATTCCCTGTTGTCTTCGCTGTATGCGCTCCAGGTTCTGTAGCCGTTTCTGTCTTCGGTGTTCTCGTACCTGTCGGTTCCGAAGAAGGAAGCCGCAATTCTGGCGGCATCCTTTCTCTTGATTCCGTTCATCTCAACCTCGACTCCGAAGTTGTAATCCTTCTTCATGCTCTCGATTCTGCGGTTTGTCTTTTCCTTCATTCTTTGTTCCTCCTAGGTGTGTATCCACCTTGCATGTGTATATATCACTCTAGTCGAAACAAATAGCAAGTCGTTATGTGTAAATAAGTTAACTATTTTCACACTCTGTTTTTCCGCTTAAAATGAACTGCACGTAGTCGCTCTTATGCTCCTCAATGAAGACCACCAATTCGTAGAATTCCATCTCGTTGGCAATCATCTGGACCATGTTCACATCGAACATGTTCGTCCGTCCCGTTTCCCTTACGGCGAGAATCTGATTTATTACCTTTTCCGTCATGTCTTTCCTTCTCCTATGACGGAACATGAGTCCACGCCGTAAGCTACTGCAAGCGAACCGCCGGTATCCCAATTAACATGGATGCTTCCGATGTCATCGACAAACATGACAGTCCCCTCTGTACCCGCAGGCGGGGCCTGAAAATCGTCCATATGGTTGAGGCGGACTCTCGTGCCTTCTTTATAAACCGAACGCAGGTATTCAATCGTCGCCCTTGATGGGAAGCCTGTCATACACTACCCTCCTGTGTCTTCTTCGGTCCGCTCTTAAATGCCGAGGAGCCGGAGAAGTTCTTCAGAAGAACCTTTCTTGCTTCCTTGTAGGCATCACCAACGAAACCTATTCTGAGCAGAAAGCATCTGAAGGCATATTTCTCATTCTCCAAGGTCTTCTCTTCCTTGGAGTTGACCCTGTTGAGTCTTCGAGCCGTGTCACAGAGTGCCGTGATAAATGTGGAATAGACGCTCAGGCCGTTCTCAACCGCGGGATCAAACCACGGAAATGAAATCTTCCCGTTCTCTACTTCAATCTCAAGACTTTCTGTCCCGAGAGCTTTCTTGATCAGAGCCTCTTTGGACTTCACCATTGCCCTCAGATTTCCCATGGCCTGCTCAGACATCGAAGATGACGGGATGCTGATCGTCAGCTTTTCAGGTTTTGTTTTCTTCTTTCCAGCCATATGTTTCCTCCTTTGGCTTTTAGTCACGTACATACATCGCTCCGAAGGAAACAAACATCAAGTCATTACTGTAAAATAATTTAATTATTGTTCAGAACTCAGACCGTCCAGGACAATCTGAAGTTTCTTCCTGTACTGCTCAAGCTCCCATCTGAAACGAGGAAGAGTGTTCTCTCCATAGTCCAGTAGCAGGTCCACATTGTGCTCATCAAGGCAATAAAAACCGTCCCGGTATGACCAGGTCAGCTGTGGAAGTGACGGCACTTCAGGAAGAACCGGAATCATCGATACCAGGGTCTCCTTGAAAGTGTTGTCCTCGGATACCACCTCAGTGCTGGTGCAGCTTGTTGAGACGATCAAGACGAGAATCAGAATCACCGCTGATAGGAGCTTCGACCTTCTCTGGCGGTTTCTCCTCTTCAACGACCTTGAGTTCCTTTCTGACTTCATGAACCACCTCCATCTGTTTCCGGGCAACCTCGGCCCTAGCCTCCGCTTCCTGTGTCTTGATCTTCTGATCCTCAAGCTTATGGGTTTTATAGATTCCGAAACCCAAGAGCCCAAGGACTGCAACAATCAAAGAGATTACAAACTCAGCCATTGGCCTTCCTCTCGATCCATTTCTTCAGAATGGGTTTCCAGATAGCCTGGCACGCGGGAAGCTGGAACAGATGAATCAGAACTGAATACAGCAGAATCAGAAGCGGAGAATACACCAGCTGCTCCGGCAGGGCGTCCCTGCTCGTAATCAGATATGTCACGATTGCAAAGAGAACCGCAAAGGCCCAAGCCACCATCGTAATCTCCAGGCTGTCAGCCTTATCCTTGCGGATGAACTTCTTGTAGAACTCCATCACAAGTCCAACAAACACAGAGAAAGCCAATAGAATCAAAAGCAGTACAGTCATTTTCTTTCCTCCAGAAGCGACAGGAAGTAGGCATTCATCTTCTTCTCCTGCATCTCACTGTCGCCGTTTATCTGATGCGTCTTCAGTGCATTGAAGATCACACAGTCGTTTTCCAGGCACATGATCAGGCCCTTCTGTAAGGTCTGAACGGCTCCCATGAGGTCCTTGATATCTTTTGCAGTGGTATCTTTGGCATCGTGCTTCTTGGCGGTCCGGTTAAGCACCCACAACACGATGCCGCCGGAGCCGAACAGGCATGTAACTACAGTCACAATCGCGGTCAGGATGTTCATGCGCTCTCCTCCACTCTCTCTACCAGGTCCTTGGCCTGTTCGTATGTGAGAACTGTTCCGTTGCGCTCAACAGTGATGCCATCGGTATTCCCCACAAGCTCGATGTATCTGTTGACGATGACATCGCAATACTTGGGATCAAGTTCCAAGCCATAACAGGAACGATCAAGCTGCTGACAGGCAATCATGGTTGTGCCGCTTCCGAGGAACGGGTCAAGCACCAGGGTGTTGCTCATAGAGCTATTTAGGATGCAGTAGGAAATCAGAGCCACAGGCTTCATCGTCGGGTGAAGCTCGTTCCGCGTGGGCTTGTCGAATTCCCATATGGTAGTCTGCTTACGATCTGAATACCAGCGGTGCTTACCGCCTTTGAGCCAGCCGAACAGACACGGTTCGTGCTGCCACTGGTATGGGCTGTGACCCATCATAAGGCGAGACTTCTTCCAGATGCAGAGATCGGAA